GCAACAAGCAGGAGCGTTTGGTGAAGGTGGATTGTTTAGCAGCCTGTTTGGGAGATAGCGATGAGCATATACAACCGTAAAATGTTTAAACGGAATGCTCGTAACGCTTTGAACAGTTCGGCTGGCATAGCTCCTGTACAAAAATTTACAGGTGGTGGAACAGTTAACCGTCCTCCATTAAGGTTTTCTCCAGCAGAAGCTGCTAGATTGCGTCAATTAGCAAGTCCGCCAACTTTGCAACAACGTTTAACGGGCATTCTTGATTTTGATAAAGGTGCAAGCGGCGCGGCTCAACGTTTGCTTGGGCCTCCGTCTAGTCGTTTTGGCACTCGTGCTTTGCAAAAAACATTAGGAGGCATCGGATATTTAGGAGACTTAACAGCTTCTGGTACAGGTGCACTTGCTTCACTCTTCACGGGGCAACCTGATAAAGGTGCAGGAACTAAAAGTGCTCCTTCTGTTTTAGCACCAGGGGTTCTTGAATCACTAAATGATCCAAATAAGCCAATACCAGAAGATATGTTAGGCGTAGATTTAATGACCGTTCCAGGATTTGATAGTGGAACAAAACCTCCTCCTGTGCCTAGAGGATTTGCGGGGCAAACCGTTCAAATAACTCCAGAAGGTGCAAAATTTAAACCTCGTCCAGAAACACCGCTGGATGTTTTCAAAGCTGATACTGAAATGACCAACATTGATATGGGTCCAGAAGAAGCTGAAATGCAACGGATTGCAATGGCAGATGCCGACATGCCTAATCCGCGTGCGGAACAAGACTTTCAAGCGGCTGTGGATGCGGCTGATAGAGATGAACAGGATCAACAAGCGGCTATGCTTGGACAACAAACACAAAAAGATGAGTCAGTAACAGGTCCTAAGCCCCGTCCTAAGATACCTGTTGAAGATCAACCGAATGTTGAACCAGAAGCAATAACACCAGAACAAGTTGCAGAAACATTAACTGCTGATCCTGAAACACAAGAACAAGCCCTTAGTCGTTTAATGAAAGAGTTTACACAAAACGCTCCTGAATACAAAGGAGTGGATAAAGGTCTTGCGTTAGCAAAAATTGGTTTTGCTATGGCTGCAGGCAAAAGCCCTAATGCCATTGAAAACATAGCAAGTGCGATGGAGCAAGGCGCAGACATGTTAATAAAAGACAAGGAGAAGAGAGATTCATTTAATCGTCAGGTTAAACTTTCTGCGCTTCAATATGGACTGGGTGAGGTTGGAAAAGAAAGAGCAGAAGCTCGTTTAGCTAAAAGAGAAGACGATAAATTAAAATATTTTATTGCGGACAAAGATGTAACGATTGGCGGTAAAACGTATGAAAAAGGAGGAATTGTTCCAATTACTCAAGGTTACATTAGAGAAAATGGTCTACCAAGCGGCATAACAACAGAAAATCTTTCAAAAGCAGCCATAGACAAAGCAGCTGAAATTGAAAAAATAATTAGAGAACAAAACAAAGATAAAATTATGACCGATAAGGATTATCGAGCAAACCGTAAAATAATTACGGAAGCAAGCGATACTTTTTCTAAGGCAAGAAATCTTCAAACATTGGTTGAAGGTCAAATGTTTAAAGTTGCTGATGGTAGAATTACAGGTCTTGGACCTGCGGCAAAATCTTTGCTTAATAAAGCAGCGAACACTGTTGGGGTTAATCTAAAAAATGCAAGTTTAGAGGACCTTGAAAAATATAATGCAGACATGCGTAAGGTTGCTAATGAACTTATTAAAGAATTATTAGGAGAAGGTTCAAAAAATATTTCTAACGTTGACCGTGAACTTGCTCAAGAAATCGTAGGATTATACACGCAATATTCATATATCTCTGCTGACCCAGATGTTTTAATAAGAAGACTACAGGGCGTGTATGATAAATTAGGGAGAGCACAAAGAACTTCTCTTGCTGATATGGAAGATATTTTACAAGCAAGCCAAGGTAGAACCTTTCAATCAGGACAGGCTGTTAGATATGGCAGAGTAGGAGAGGTTATTGGTTCTGTTAGGGGTGATCAAAATCAAATTCAAACAGTTAAATTTGGCGATCTTCTCACAGACGGAACTTTAGACCAGAAGAAAGTATCTAGTATTTTTGGGTTAACGTAATGCCTGTTATTGAACTACCAAATGGACAACTTCTCGATACTGAGGGGTACTCTGCGCAAGAGGTCAGTACTGTTCTTCAACAACTACAAGAACAGTCTCCCAGTTTGTTTGAAGCACAACCAACCACTGACATAGCTCAGGTGGATTTAGCCACCGCAAGTAGAGAAGAAATAAACGAGTATGCTCGTCAAAGAAGAATAGCACAAGGACTATCACCAACTGCAACAGGAACAGACATTCGAGAAGAAAATGTTGATTATGATACAGGTCTTAAAGATTTTGGTTTTCGCGCAAAACTAGGCTCTCTTGAAACATCTGAAGAAAAAGCTCTTTATCTTAAAGACAGGCTTGGTGAGGATGGTTTTCGTCAAGACCAAGGTGGGCGTTTTATTATTACACAACAAGGTAGAGATGCGTTAGGTTTAGGAGAGGGTAAAGAACTAGCTATTGATGAAGAAGGCTTGTCCCGATATGACGTTGCTGATTTTGCAGGGGAAGCAGGCGCACCGTTGGCTGTAGGAATTGGCACAGGACTTTTGCTTTCTGGTACAGGATTTCTTGTTGCTGCACCATTAGTTGGTGTGTCTATGGGTTTATCAAAAATAGCAGAAGAGGCTTATGAATCATCACAAGGTTATCAACTTCAGTCTAAAGAAGACGTTTTGCGTGCTGCCGCTTTTGAAGGTGCTTTAGGTATTTTTGGTGAAGGACTTGGTCGTGCTGTATCAAGTATTTTTGGTAGAATAATTAAAGGCCCCGCTGGTAAGGAAGCGGAAGCGGCTCGTGCGCAAGGAAGAGAATTATTGAAAGCTAATTTTCGGCCTACTGTAGAGGGTGCCGCACCTGGTCTTCGACCTGTTCTTAATCGTCTACAAGCTATTTATGAGGGTGTGTTTCCTAACGCTAAAGCAGCAGATGACAATTTAGCTTTAATAATGAAAGAAATGCGTGCACTTGGCACGGTAGATGACCAAGCTATAAATAATCTTGAACAAGTCGTAAAAAACGATATTTCTTCTATGTTTAGTACAGTAGATGATAAAGTTCGTGCCGCGCAACGTGCCTTAAACACTGAAATTGAAGCAGACATAAAGGCTGTTATTGATCCTCTTCGTAAGGGAGAAAAGCTCAGTGAAGAATCCGTTCAAACTTTATTAAATGCTAAACGTGTTTTTGATAAACAATCTGACTCATTGTTTAGCACAGCATCAAAAGCTCTTGGTGAACGAAACGCTATAATTCCTGCAGCCAACATAAAGAAGACACTTGATCGGATTGCAGAAACAAGTGTTGAAGCAGATCGTTTTAAAAGCACAGAACTTTATGGAATTATATCTCGTGCACAGCAAAGTTTAATAAATAGACAATCCCCTATGTACAATGAACAAATTGACATTGCTTATCGTCAATTATTAAGAGCGGGTCGAAGAGAGGAAGCAGAAGAGTTTCTTTTAAGTCGTACTTATTTAACACCTTCTGATGCTCAAAAGTTACGTCAAATCGTTCGTAACATGGGGTACAGCGATGAGTTTAAATCAACTGTTGCTGCAGGTAATCAATCTGCGTTGAAAACATCTATTGATGATGCTTTTGTTGAGGGAGAACAAAAGTTAAAACTTGCTCTTCAATATGCAAACAGAGCAAAACCAAAGACAAGAACTGGAAAGGATCTTGAAGGCATAACAGAAGACCAATTATCTAAACTACTTGGTAAATCTGGAATGCAATTTGAGGGGGATATAAACGCAGCTACCATTGATCAACTTCGAGAGGGCTTAAATCTGTTACAACGTTCTCGTTCTTACTATGAAACAGGAATGAAACGTTTTGGTGATGTTATTGTAGAAAAACTATATAAAGAAACATCTGGTGGAAATGTTCGTATCTCTCCAACAAATGTGTTGGACATGGTTGTTAAAAACAATCAACCAGAAGAACTAACTCGATATCTTCGAGCCATTAGAGGTGTTCCAGCTATATCAGGTTTAGAAATTGGTGAAGCCACTGCTAAACAAGCAACAATACCTTCTCCAACAGGTGGTCGTATGACTATTGCAGAGGCCAAAGCATATCGTGACCAATTAGTTGATGACACTTCTAAGAGAGCTTTAACACAAAGAATAACCGCCGCAGAAAAAAGACAGGCTCAAGTTGCTGCCGCAGAAGGCAAAGGTGCACAAGCTCAAGAAGCAGCAAGACAGACTCTTGCGCGTGCATGGTTTGAAAGAGAATTAACAGATCCAACGAACTACACTAAAAAAGATGGTGTTCAAGTTATAGATGGAATTAAACTCGCAAGAAAAATAGATGCTCTTGGTGACGTTAAAAAAGTATTATTTAAAGGAGAGTTAAAAGATATAAATCGACTAACAACATTAATGAAACAAACAGGAACAGAGTTTGACCCAAATGTTCTTAACCGTTTTGCAGATGACAATATTGCAAACTCTATTCGAGGTGCAAAGGAGGCGTTAGAAAATCGTGCTAAGTTCAACGAAAATGCTTTTATGCAGTCTTTGTCTAGAAATGATGCTGAAGGCATCGTTAGCACTGTGTTTCAACGTGGAAATGCGGAACGTGTAAGACGTTTTATGAACAATGATTTAAAAGTTGCAGGCCAAACAGTTAATATTAGTGATGAAGCTCGTGACGCTGTTCAAACCGCCGCCATGACCAGAATCCTCAGATCACTTGGAGATGTAGACTCTCCTGCTTTTAGAGAGGCTTTTGTTTCTGGTCGTCTTGGATCTAATCTTCAATCAACACTGAACGGATATGGTAGAGAAACCATAGAGGCGATGTTTGGCAAAGAAACATCTAACGGGTTGTTCAAACTTGCAGACAACATGGTCGCTGTTTCTAACGCTCCGATTGCTGGGAAGGGTGGTCTAGCTGCCCCACAAATTGCCATTGGATTAGGTATCTACGGTATGATAACTGCGCCTTTTGCTACTCTTCCAGCAGCAGCGTTTTATTTAGGGATGTCAAAAGCACTTAGACAACCCGCTGTGTTAAAGGTTTTATTAGCCAGTCGCGATCCAGGTGGCGATGCCATTGGTCAGGCTTTACAAGTCATTAACACAACGGCAGCACAGGTTGAAACACAACTTCTTACCAGTGATGAGGGTCCGAGCAAAACCTCACCAGAAATTAAAGAAATAGTTGGGCAGGCAAGACAAAATGTTGGTAATTTAGCTGGTCAAGCAATGTCACGAGCACCACAAATAACAGCACCGCAAGTTGCCCCTCCACAAGCAGGCACAACGGCACAGGTGTCTCCAATCTTGAATCCAGACCCTGCTACGCAAGCACTTGCGCAAGCACTTGGGAGATCTAATCCATGAACAAAGATAAACTACGCGAAGAAATCGCTGAAGATGAAGGGTGCAAATACGAGATCTATTTAGACCATCTTGGTTTGCCAACTTGCGGTATAGGCCATCTAATCACTGAAACTGATAAAGAACACGGTAAACCTGTCGGCACAGTTGTCGAACAGGATCGTGTGCAAAACCTCTTTGCGTTAGACATGGCAGTGACGATTGACGAATGCAAAGTATTGTATCCTGACTTTGACGATTTACCGGAAGAAGCACAGCATATTATCTGCAACATGATGTTCAACATGGGTCGGCCTCGGTTGAGTAAATTTAAGGGCATGAAGGCTGGCGTTGATGCCAGAGATTGGGACAAGGCCGCAGACGAAATGGTTGACTCAAAGTGGTATACGCAAGTGCCAAACCGCGCACGGCGTTTAGTAGACCGTATGAGAGCGTTGGCGGACTAGCCAACCTCCCCCCAGTTCTCTCCTAGTTCTTGGTCTACCTTGCTTGGAATCTTGAGGGGCAGACTTGTTTCCATTATCTCTGTAATTTTGGATGCTTGCTTCTCGGACTCGACATTGAAGCAAAGTTCGTCATGCACCGTGAGCAACGGCACCAGACCTTCTTCATAGCACGCCACCATAGCCTGTTTGGTCTGGTCGGCAGCTGATCCCTGGATCAATCTGTTAAGTGCCTTGTATGTAAACGCACGCCGTAACGGTTGTGGTGCATA